AGATTGAGGATGGCCGCTGGAACGGTCTGCTGGTTGGCAGGGATGTTGTAGATCAGGATCAGCCTCAGTTGAAACTGGGGGATGTCAATGCGAACGATCCACAGGCGCTTCGGTTTCCGAGACCTGATGACAGTCTTGATGAAAGTCGTGCGTTATCTGCGTTCGATCCTGTCGGGGGAGGCAACACGGCGCTTGGAAGCCGCACTGTCGGCCTTGATATGGAGGGTCTTGTTGGGCGCGTAACCGTGGAGACATCCTGATGGCGTTTACTTTCACATCTTTAAAGCAGGCGATTCAGGACTATACGGAGTCAAATGAGACTAGCTTTGTCAATAATCTGACAACCATTATTACGCAGGCAGAAGACAAAATTCTGAAGACAGTGCAACTGCCTGATTTTCGTAAAAATGTTTCTGGCTCCGTGGCAAGCGGGAACCAGTACCTGATCATGCCTACAGATTTTTTGACACCCTACTCACTAGCCATCGACAACTCCGGCTTTGAGTATCTGATCTTTAAGGACGTAAACTTTATACGTCAGGCGTACCCGCTAACGACAACGCAGGGAGCGCCAAAATACTACGGCATCTTTAGCCGCACCGCGTTCATTCTCGGCCCCACCCCTGATTCTGCCTATGACGCAGAACTGCACTACTTCCACAAACCAACATCCATAACCGCCTCTTCAGATGGCACTAGCTGGCTCGGGACTAACGCTGAGTCTACGCTTTTGTATGGATGCCTTGTTGAGGCTTACACATATCTGAAGGGCGATCCAGATTTGATGCAGTTATATGGTCAAAGGTATGCAGAGGCTTTAGCAAATCTTGAGCAGTTGGGAGAGGGGTACAGTACGACAGATAGCTATCGTAGCGGTGAGGTAAGGGAGCCTAGAGGATGATGAGTATTAGTACCGACATGAAAGTCGGTAGCGTAGAGGTTTATACAACACAGAACAGGGGGTTTACCCCAGAAGAGATTGCCGAAAGATGCTTAGATAAGATTGTTTCGGTAGCTGATACTGCGTTGCCAGAGGTTCAAGCACAAGCGCAGGCATTCAAGGATCACATTAGAGCGGTTCTTGTTTTCTACATGAAAGAGGCCGCGAATAGCGACCGAACCACAGTGTACAACGCCCTTCTTGATGCGGGGCAAAAAGACTTAGCCGAACTTATCAGGAGAATGTGATATGGCTTTTAGCGGAAACTTTATGTGTACGTCCTTTAAGCAAGAACTGCTTGTTGGCGGTCACAATTTTACAAATGGCAGTGGTCACACGTTCAAGCTGGCGATGTACACCAACAGTGCTTCGTTTAACGCGGCCACCACAGCCTACACAACGTCTAATGAGATTAGCGGGACAGGCTACTCAGCAGGGGGCGGAACACTAACCAACGTGACTCCAACCACCTCGGGAACAACGGCGCTGACCGACTTTGCAGACCTTACATTCGGGTCGTCAACATTGACGGCTCGTGGAGCACTTATATACAACACGACAACCAGTGGCGGCTCAGGCACTACAGATACTGTTGTTGTATTGGACTTTGGTGCTGACAAGTCGTCCAGTGCTGGTGACTTTACGATTGTTTTCCCGACACCTGACGCATCTAACGCTATTATTCGGATTGCCTAGTCATGGCGTTTGTTGTTGCTGATCGCGTTAAGGAAACCACTACCACGACAGGCACGGGTACGATTACTCTTGGCGGGGCTGAACCTAATTTTATTACGTTCACTTCTGCCCTGTCGGATGGTGATACCACCTATTACGCTATCGTCGATGACGCGAACCTTGCGTTTGAGGTGGGCCTCGGTACTTTTACCGCAAGCGGCACTACGCTGGCGCGAACCACGGTTCTGGCAAGCTCTAACAGCGGCTCTGCTGTTAACTTGCAAGCGGGTACGAAAGAGGTTTTCATAAACTACCCTGCCGGGAAGTCTGTATTTTTAAACGCATCCAATCAGCTAGTGATCAATGGGACGGCAGTTACGTCCACTGCGGCAGAGCTAAATATCCTAGATGGGGTAACGGCTACAGCTACAGAGATCAACTATTTAGACATAACCACGCTTGGCACCTCGGAGGCGTCTAAGGCAGTGACCGCTGACTCGGGTGCCAAGGTTAAGTTTATTGGCACTACGTCCGTTGCTGAGATGATCGAAAAGGTTACTACCCAAACTAGCACAACGGGTACGATAAATTTTGATTTTCTGACTCAGGCAGTTGAGTTTTACACGGCAAACCAAGGGGCAAACAGGACGATCAACTTTCGTGGTGACGGCTCTACAGCCCTCAATGCTGTTATGGCTACAGGCGAAAGCATGACAGCGGCTATATTAATGACGCAGGGAAGTTCTGCGTATTACCTAAATACTTACCAAGTTGATGGCTCGTCAGTTACCCCAGAGTGGTCGGGGGGTTCTGCCCCGTCATCAGGCAACGCAAGCTCTATTGATTCGTATGTATTTACAATCATTAAGACAGCGGATGCTACGTTTACTGTTTTAGCCAGCCAAACGCAGTTTGCATAATGCCTTTACTATCTACAATTGGTGCGGGGTCTGCAAAGGGTTTTAATCCCGGCGGCGCAAGTCCGATAATACTAAGCAAAGTTTTTATGCTTGCAGGAGGTGGTGGGGGCGGCGGTGCTACTTCAGCAAGCAGTTACACTGGGTCTGGAGGCGGCGGTGCAGGCGGTTTCTTTACAGAGACTAATGTTTCGATTTCTGCAGGCACAACATATACCGTGAGTATTGGTGCTGGAGGATCGGCTGGCGGTCAAAGCACAGATGGTAGTAGCGGTAGCAACACTACATTTTCTGGGTCTGACATTACCACTATAACTGCGACAGGAGGCGGTGGCGGCAAGGCAGGTCGGGCCAATGGTATTGCCGGTGGAAGCGGCGGTGGTGCTGGTGGTAATGGAGCATATACAGGCGGTAGCGGTACGTCAGGCCAAGGTAATGATGGTGGAGACTCTATTAGCTCAATTACCGGTCCCGGCGGTGGTGGCGGTAAAGGCGCTGTTGGCGGCGATGGCGGTTATACATCAGCAAGCGGTCCACCATACTATTGGTATAACGGTGGTGCTGGGGGAGCGGGTGCTCAGGATGCTGACTTTTTTAATAACGTCCACGTTGCGGCTGGTGGCGGAGGTGGCGGCTTGTACTATACAAGCCTTGGTGGTTATTACGGCACCGCAGGCTCTGGAGGCTCTGGTGTCGGTGGCAACGGTGGTTATAACAGCAACGGAGGTGACGCAACATTATATCGCGGTAGCGGTGGCGGAGGCGGCACAAGAACTGAGGTGGGTAATTCCTTTGTAGGTGGACAAGGCTCTGGAGGTGGAGTACAGATTTATGCGCCACAGCAGGCCACAGCCACTACAGGATCGCCTACCGAGACTGATGAGGGCGGTGGTGTATACAGTTATCATTTTATTAGTTCTGGAACAATAACTTTTTAAGGTGACAAATGGCTCACTTTGCAAAAATTTCAGATGATGGAACTGTGCTTGAAGTCATAGTTGTGGGTAACGACGATTTGCTGGACGCTGATGGGGTTGAACAAGAACAACTTGGTAAAGATTTTTGTCAAAACTTATTTGGCGGCACATGGGTACAGACTAGCTATAACAGCAACTTTAGAAAGCGTTTTGCTTTTGTAGGCGGGAGATATGACTCAACTAATAACGTATTTCTTTTCCCACAGCCTTACCCTAGCTGGACGCTAGATAGCAATTATGAATGGCAACCGCCAACACCTTACCCCGATGACGGTGGCGCATATTTATGGTCTGAGGAGCAGGGGGGCTGGGTAGTAAATCCCGACCCTCCCAGCGAGATTTAAAGGTTATGTTATGGCTCTTGTAATTAAAGACAGGGTTAAAGAAACAACGACAACCACAGGCACAGGCAATATTTCTCTTGGTGGTGCGTCTAGTAACTTTGTCACATTTTCTTCTGTTTTGTCAGACAGTGATACAACCTACTACGCGATTGTAGATAGCAACAATACGGCTTTTGAGGTTGGTCTAGGAACATACGTTAGTAGTGGGAATACCCTCGCCAGAACAACAGTGCTTGCAAGCTCCAACAGTGGTTCTGCTGTTAACTTGCAGGCAGGAACTAAATCTATATTCTGCGCTTTTCCTGCCGACAAAGCTGTCGTAGAAGACGCCAACGGTACGGTAGTAATTGACGGTAATGTCAGCATTGAGAGTGGTCTTATAGACCTAAAGAATGGCGGCACGGCCTCTCGCATCAAGTTTTACTGTGAAAGCGGAAACGCACACGCTCAAACGGTACAGGGCGCACCGCATTCTGCGGCGGCGAGTAATACGCTGGTGTTACCTGCGACGGGTAGCAATCTTGTCTCCGACACTGCAACCCAAACGCTTACTAACAAAACGCTTACGTCGCCCAAGATAAACGAAGACGTAGCGGTTACCTCAACAGCTACAGAAATTAACCTTCTTGACGGCGTTACCGCGACAACAACGGAGCTTAATTACCTAGACATAACAACGCTTGGCTTAACACAGGCATCTAAAGCCGTAACCGCAGATGCCAATGGTGTTGTTAATTTTGATGCGGGAACTACAGATGACGTAAACACAATAACGTCAAGTTCTAATGCCGCAACAATCAACCTTCAGCTTGGCAATGTGTTTGAGCATGACCTGACTGAGAATGTTACCTACACATTTAGCAATCCCGGTGCAAACAATACAGCCACCGTGTTTGTTTTAAAGATTATTCAAGACTCATCAGCTAGAACGATCACATGGCCCACAAGTGTTGACTGGGCAGGCGGAACAGCGCCAACGCTTACCGCAACGAATAACGGGGTGGATGTATTTGTGTTTTTGACTAGAGATGGCGGCACAACTTACTACGGCTTTACTGCTGGACAAGCGTTTGCCTAATGAGTAACGGAGCTTTAAGACTGCTCGCAGGCGCTGGTGC